AAGAAGACGCAACGGTAGCCGACCTCGAAACGGCACTTCTCAACGATGCCACCGAAGGCATCGCCTCCGTCAACTCTGACGGACTCAGCGTGACCGCGATGTCGATTGAAGATCGGCTGAAGGTTGCCGAGCGTCAACGGAACGACACGGCCGCCACTCTCGACGGCTTCGGAATGCGTCATCGGCAACTGCGATCCGGCGCGGGAGGCTTCCCGTAATGGCTGCCCAACTTCTCGACCATCATGGCAACCCGATCGAGCGACAGTCCCGCAAGCGGGAGCTAGCTGATTTCTCCGAGGCGTTCGCACGCTCCCAACGGAAGCAGCACGGCCGTTATGACGCGGCTGGCTCAGGCGACCTGGACCCGTATTGGGCCAACGCCGACGCATTCGACGCCGACAGCGCCCACTCGCCGCACGTCCGTGGCACGTTGGTTCGACGCTCCCGGTACGAAGTTACCAACAACGGTTACAGCGACGGTATCGCGCAGACTTACGCCACTGACCTAGTGGGCACTGGTCCTCAGTTACGGATGCAGACCAACTCCAGCGGCTTCAATCAGCTCGTGGAGCGGACTTGGTTTCTGTGGACGAAGGCCGTCAGTTTCCGCCGCAAGCTCTGGACGATGGCGCACGCCAAGCACGTCGACGGCGAGGCGCTAGCGATCCTGCGTATCAACCCGAAGATTCGCCACCCGATCAAGCTCGACCTCTCCCTACGTGAAACCGAGCAGTGTTGTACCCCGTTTCCGCCATTTAACGACCCGACCTACATCGACGGAATCAAGCTCGACAATTTCGAGAACCCGGAATGGTACGACTTCCTGCGCCATCATCCTGGAAGTTCCGGTAGTGCGACTTACGACCTGACGCCGTTCCGCGTTCCAGCGAACCGCGTGCTGCATTGGTTCAAGATGCGCCGACCCGGCCAGCATCGCGGCGTGCCGGAGTGCGCTTCGACGCTCAATCTCGGCGCAGCCTTCCGTCGTCTGAGGGAAGCCAGTCTTTCCACGGCAGAGAAGGTTGCGGCCTGGACGCTGTTCCTGAAAACGATGTTTCAGCCGGAGGAACTTCAAGGTGCTGCGCCGATGAGCACGCTCGATGTTGTGCAGGGCATGATGACCGCCCTGCCGAACAACATGGAGCCGCATCAACTTACCGCCGAGCAGCCTGGGCCGCAGTATGAAGGATTTCATAGGTCGCTGTTGAGCGAGCAGGCACGCCCGAAGTGTATGTCATACAACAAGGCGGCCTGCGATTCCAAAGATTCAAGCTATGCGAGTGGCAGGCTGGATTTCCTGCCGTACTTTAGCGCGTTGGACATCGACCGCGAAGACGGCAACGAACTAGTTCTCGACGCTCTTTTCGACGTTTGGTTTGACTTAGCCATCCCCACCTTCCGTTGGCTCGGTGGTAACGCGGAGGCAGTCGGACCCGCTGCCCGGTTCCATCTCTGGGACTGGCCAAAGCATCAAGCCGCTGACATCGGCGCCGAAGCCAGCGCAAACGAAACCAAGCTCAAGACCGGCCAGATTTTCGTCCACCGCCTGTTCTCCGACGCGGGCATGGATTTCGAGGACGAAGCAGAGGCCGCAGCCGTCGCGTTCGGCGTGCCCGTCGAGGAACTGAAGACGCGGCTTCTCGATGTGCTTTTCCCACCGCCCAAGGCCACACCGCCCAGCGGCAACACGCTGCAAGAGCCGGCGATGGCTGCGCTTCTCACGCGCGCGTTCAACGTGCCACCAAAGGCCAATGGAGCCCACCATGCCAACTAAGAAGAAAACTATTCACGCCAGCGCGAAAGATCGCCCGCTCATTGCGATGGGCGCCGCGGTTGAGATCACCGCCGCTGCTGGCGAAGGCGAAAAGAAATCGCCCCCGAAATTCTCCGCCGAGTTCTATACCGGTGGGGCAATGGACATCAATGGCTGGGATTTGCCGGTTGTTATCGACTTGGCCGGCCTGGAGCCGAGCAAAGTGCTGGTTGCGAATCTCGACCACGACAGCACCAAGCGCGTCGGCAACTTCGCGGTTGCAAACGACGGCAAATCACTAGTCGCCAACGGCACCGCCACGGCACGGACGGCAGCGCGCGAGGAAGTCGTTGGCAGCGCGGAGGAAGGCTACCAATGGCAGGCATCTCTAGAAGTCAGCCCGCGCGAAATTGAAGAAGTAAAAAAAGGCCACACGGCAGAAGCCAACGGCCGCAAGTTCGACGGTCCTCTCTACGTCACGCGCAAGGGAACTCTCAAAGGGTTCGCCTTCGTTTCTCACGGCGCGGATGACAACACCTCAGCCAAGATCGCGGCCAAGGCCGTTTCCACAAAGGAGCACAAGATGAAAACAGAAGTTAAGGCCTGGGTCGCGGAAATGTTGCCCAGTTTAGACATCGACTCGCTTACGGACGAACAAGTCGCAAACTTCGAGGCCGACTACGCCGGCAGCGAAGGCAGCCGCAAGGCGATCAAGGGCGCTACGCCGAAAGACGGCTTCGAGAAGAAGCAGGCCGAGTCCAACCGCCGCAAGCAGATCAAAGCGCTTGCCGAGGCTGCTTTTGAAAACTCGATGGACCTGGAGCGTTACGACGACGTGGACAACATCCGCGAAGCCCGCGACGCAGCAATCAAGTCCGGCATTTCGGCCAGCGACTTCAGATACGAACTGAAGATTGCAACCCTGATGGAGACGCCAGTGATTTCCACCAACCACAATCCGGGGATTACCGAGCGTGTTCTTGAGGCGGCTGTCTGTCAAGCTGGCCGGCTCAACGACAAGGCGATCGAAGATAAATTCAGCAAGTATACAGACCAAGAGCAACAGGTCGCACACGACATCTACAAGGGCCGTATCGAGCTGCGGCAGTTACTAATCGCTGCGGCAACAGCGAACGGCTACCACTCGAACTACAGCAGCGAAGTCACGCTGGAGGTTCAGGCGGCAGCGTTCGGAATGAGTGGTCCACGACGGATGCAAAAGGCCGGCGGCTTCTCAACGATCGACATTGCGAACGTCGTGTCGAATGTGGCGAATAAGTTTCTCTACGAAGGCTGGATGGCAGTCGATCAGACGTGCTTGCAGATTTCGGCTCGGAGAAGCCTAAAGGACTTCAAGGCCGCAACGACGGTCAGTCTGACGGGAGATTTGCAGTACCTCGAAGTCGGTGCTTCTGGAGAAATCCCGCACGGCACGATCGCGGACCTGACCTACACGGATCAGGTGAAGACCTACGGTCGCATGTTGGCGATTACGCGACAGGACATCATCAATGATGACCTCGGGGCGTTGACGGCAGTTCCGAAGCGGCTCGGTCGCGGTGCGATGTTGAAGTTGAACGACATTTTCTGGACAGTCTGGCTCGGCGGCGAGACGGCTGGTTTCTGGGCGGCTGGAAATAACAACATCAATACCGGTGTTGCACAGATGACGATTGGCGGCCTCACGGCCACCGAAATCATCTTTATGAACCAGACCGACTACGACGGAAAGCCGCTCGGCATTCAGCCGTCGATCTTGTTGGTTCCGACGAACCTCAAGTCCGATGCAATTTCATTGACTGATCCTCAGTCGCGGTACATCACCGGCACGGACATCACGAAGTCGGACTCCAACCCGTTCCGCGGCCGGTTCACGGTTCTGTCGACCCCGTACATGAGCAACAGCACATACACGGGATACAGCACCATCGAGTGGTACATGATGGCCGACCCCAGTGTTCTGCCATCCGTCACGATTGCCGCGCTCAACGGAAAGGTCGAGCCCACGGTTGATACGGCCGACGCCGACTTCAACGTACTCGGTATCCAGATGCGTGGCTACAGCGACGTGGGCGTGGCGCTCACGGAAAAGAAAGCCTCCGTCCTCGCAGACGGGAATGCCTCGTAATGAGAGTCAAGTTCAGAACGAATCTCGGCAGCACCGAAGCGGCAGCACGCCACCTCGACTACAGCAAAAGCTGTGCGGGCATGGAAGCGGACGTTCCCGATGCGACAGGAGAGTGGCTGGTCAAACGCGGCGTTGCCGAGGCCGTCGACCAGCCTGTGATTGGATTGGCCAAGCCGGCTCAGATTCATGGCGTTCCGAAGAAAGAGAAGCATGTCGCCAACGAAAGCTGATCGCAGAATCTACCTCGGAATGCCAGGCTATGGTCATCAGACGTCGGCCGCCGGCCGTGGGTTCTGGCGCGCAAGCAGGAACATGGAATCTGTCTGGTGTCATTACCAGCAAGGGTCGTTGCTCGCCTCGAACTTCAACCAGCTCTGGTGCGGTGCGTTGAACACCGTATTGTCGGGAAAGCGGGTGGATTACTTCGCCATGCTCCACGACGACGTTGGACCGGATGATTTTTGGGTCGACACGCTGATTGACGAACTGGAAGCGAAGCAACTCAACGTGCTTGGCGTAGCGGTCCCGATTAAGGACACCCGTGGCGAAACCAGCCTGGCACTTCACAAGGAAGGCGACAACTGGAATCCGGCCGGACGATTGACGATGCACGACATCCACCAATTGCCGGAGACATTCA